GCGTCATGCATAGATTTCCTAAAGAACGTCTCCATTGAAGTAGCGTCTTCAGTTTTAACTGTTCCTTCAGGAATATCAAACTCGTATCCTTTACCTTCTTCTCCAGTAGGTCGTCCTACAGAATCGTAGAAACGTGACCATTCAGAAGGATCTGCTTCTGCTACTGGCATCGGTAAACGCTGCTGCCCTATCATTTCCTGGGCAGAGATATAAGATTTTGCCATACCGTTCACGTCATTGATATCAGCTAATGCGGTATGATCTTTATATTCTGGTGCTAGATGCTCTTTAAAGTTAAACTGACCTTCTGTTAAAGTCGTTGCTGGTTCTACTGGTTCAGTAGAGGCTCCACCGTCGTCAATTGCCATAAGTGTTCTCCTGTTCAATTTCGTCCATTAACTTGTGAAAGTAACTAGGATCTTTGTTAATAAACTTTATTAGTGATAAAACCACGGATCTCCTCCCGTCTTTATTAGCCGTATCACAACAGGTCTGTCCCTTATTATATACTGGATCTATGACATATTGTGACTTAATTAAATGCTTTAAAACTCGAGCTCCTGGTGAGGTGTTAAATATAGCTTGACAATCGTCGTGTATTGCTGATCTTTTTTCTAAGATTTTTTTCATGATTGATTAGAAGCGTCTTGCATTAAGCTTTGCGCTTTAGCTACGTCTACTCCACCAGCGGCTGCTCTTTCCATATCTTGTTTTTGCATTTCACCTTCCTGTGCTTTCATTCTACCTTGTCTTATTTGTTGTACTTTTTCCTTAGTTTCGAGTATTACTTCTGGGGCATCTAGTAGATCATGCGCCCATTCAAAGTATTTATCCCCGTTAAAGTTATCCGCCATCTCTGGTTTTATATTAATAAGAGGAACAAAGGCCTCTAATAATCTAGTGACATTTTGCAACTGAGAAGATTTTTGAGCCCTTGCAACAGGAGAAGAGTACTGAATATCTATACCTCGACCTTTTAGCATAGGGGGTATAGGAGGAATAATCTTCTGCCGATTAGCTATATGATAAGTTCTACGTATCATTGGAGCTAAGAACTCAACTTGCATTCGTCCTGTCATAGGAGCTATGTTCCTCATCTTTTCTTCTTGACGAGCCATAACTTCAGTTGCTGTCATCTCAGGACCATCGTCTTTCATACGCATTACATCTATATGGAAGACTCTCATTATATGCTCATGTCTATGCTTTAATAAATCAAACCCAATATCAAGACGGCCTGCGACAGGAAGAGGCTCAATACGATCTTGCGAACCAGATCTGTAGAAGTTAATACCCGCAGGTGTAGTCCTGATAGGAAGAAGAAATCCATCATCAGGAACCATAAGCGGCGGATCAGTAACCTTCTGTCCGGACTTAATAATAGTCTTCATCATCTCGTTGACCATCTTGATATCGGGCAGGGCAGTGGATCCTGGTCCACGTCCATAAGTTTCTTCTGCTGTTTTCTGCCACCGAGGAACTACGTACGGAAAAACATCGTAACCAGATTCTTCAAGGATTGCTTTTTCGTTTCCCAAGAAAATGAATACAGAAATATATTCTTTGTTAGTACTTTTAACAGAATCAGGTAAGAACTGATCGTTAGGCTCGACGATATGGAGACATTCGTGTTCTTCGTAAGGTTTCTTTTTGAATACTTCGACCTGTTCTTTAGAGAACACATTTTCGTATTTCTCCATAATTTGCCTAGCAGTCATTAAGTATGTTCTATATACAGTGTTTACTTTACCATCCATACCTTCTGCAATATAACAGTTACCTAAGTGGAATGTCTGGAAATTAATTCCCTTAGATTGATCTTCAATCAGCATTACTGAAGTACCAAAGGCTCCTACATCTAGATATAGTTCGTGTGTTTGCGGAGTAAAATTAGTATGAGGGGAATTAAACACATGGTCATATAAAATGTTTTCTACTTTTTCTAGGTATTCTCTAGAAGATTTCTGCTGATCTAGTTTAGGATCAGACATTTTCAATTTAAACCAACGCTGTGTGGGGGAAGTAAGAAATCCAGCAAGCCCCGCTGCTAATTGTTCATTGGCCCATGGTCCAGTACCATCGTATATAAGATCTTGTCGTGGAGATCCTTTTGCACGAGTAACAGTGAAATCACCTCTATTAGGAAGAACATAATTGGTAATATCGGTCCATACCCCTTCCCAATTAGAACGTAAATTTCTTAACTGTTCAAAACGACCTGTATATATATCGATCTTGTCTCGATCGCTTGAATTAAGCATTACATTCCTCCCCCAAGTTTAGTCCTAGTTATACTTGCTTCTTCTCCCATCAATTGACCCTCGCGGTTTTGTTTTGTTAAAATAGTTCCTTTCCGCGTGGTACGCTCAGCCATTGCTATTTTATATTTTTCTCTTGATTCATCAATTGCAGGATCCTCTACTTTAGGTGCCGGTGGAAGAGGAGGAGGTGTTGGTATTGAAGGTGATCCGCCCATGATTAGATTCCTATTATATTATATTCATGCTCAGCATGTGTTGGTAATGGCTCTCTCTTCATGGTTTCTCTTCGAACAGAAAGAGCGAGATATCGTAAAGCGTCCATAAAATCAGAAGTCCAGTCGTGATAAGGACGGTCATGAAAACAACGTTTCTTATCATCCCATTCTTTTCTATACTGTCTAGCCGCTTCAATAAGATGCTCCGTATTTCTGTCTTCATTCCAATAAATCCTCGACAGGATAGATCTCACTGCTTCGATACCATCTTCAATTGACATTTTCGGGACCACCCTGAAACGGAGTCCCAATGATTGTGCAGTCTCAAGGCGCGTTCGACCCGTTGAGAGGTCCTTGGCCATGATGTCGTGTGGCGCATAATGATTCCCGTATACGTATTGTGATCGATGCCCCTTTTCCAAGATGTTAACATAATGCTGTAAACCCTCTCCTGAATTAGAATAACAATCTATGATACGTATTTGCTGACCAAGCACCTGGTAGAATAGAATAACAGTCTGATCGCCGATACCTAAGTCCCAAGCGGTATTGACCATCAGTTGGCTGTCATACGGGAATTGGCCAATACGCCCGGTATCAAGTGCCGCTTTCATATGATTCCCGTAATACGCCCCTACTAAGGCTGCGTCGAAAGAACAATAGAACTCCTGTTGAATAAGTTCTTCAGGCATTCCTGCTTCTCGTTCCTCGTCGATTGCCTCAACAGGCACTGCCATTGTATCACTAACAGACAGAACTTGTGTGAACCATTTTGCGTTTTTCTTAGCGTGATTTAGTAAGGTGTACCCATGGTTTCTCCCACGAGGTGTATAAATAAAAACGGCCCACCCCTCATTTTCTAAAAGGATAGGCCGAATATAGTCCCAAGCTCTAGGATCTTGTAGAGCATACTCAGATAAGATAATACCAATAGGATTAGCACCAACCAAACGATCCGGGTTATCCGACCCAACCACCTGGTAGATAGATCCAGTTTTAAAAGTGACGCGCATTTCAGTATTATTGATCGCAACTACGTTCTCCTTTGGAAAATGCGAAATAAACTTTCTGCCTGTCTTTGTCATCCCCTCCCACGCAATCTTTCTACCCTGATTGTATGTAGGGAATAAATGCCAATATAAACCTGGTCTCATTATACTACAAACTGATATCCAGTTAATACCCGTTAGATCCTTCCCAGCGCGACGATGCCACACGCAAATCGCTCTTTTTCCCCCGGATTCTAGGTACTGGAATAGTGGCAACTGATACTCGCGAGGAGTCCAGTCTACTGGGACTTTACAGTTCGGCATATATTATTTAAGTGCAGTGTTATCAGATTCAACTACTATCATCTTGATAAACATTGGACCAGTTATTCCGTTATACTGCAAATCAACTGCGTCACCCGGGCCATACAACATCTCGAACTGATACAGTGTATTAGCTGTCGTCATTGTCCCCAGAATCATCGTCTGACTTAGACTGTTGTTTACTACGATTGCCCTTAGGTTTGCTCCGCCCGTCTCCACTGCTGCTTGAATCGTTATCTTTAACGGTCTTCCGTCCCTGTGGTTTACTTTCCCGTCGTACTCGAACGCTGTCGAGAACAGGTCCGTGTCCACTGCCAAGTCCAACTTTTTGATCTGTCCCAATATTCTTGAGGCCATTACTCATTCCTCCAAAGTTAATTATTTGGAACCCTAACGGAGTCCCATCTTCTCCCACATTATGCTCCATAGATCTGAGTTTGGGAGCGACATACTGCGCGAGTTCTTTAAGACACGGGACTCGTACCTCGACTCCATAGAAGTAGTCACCATTCGCTCCCCTCTTTGTGCAAATGTCTGCCAACCCTTCGAAAGGGTCGCACCCCATTTTTTCCAATATCTCTTGAACATGCTTGATTCTCCTTACACCGGAAGTCTTTACTTTTGGTAGTTGTCCACTCATACTCTGATTATAGTGCATAAAAAACAATTTGTTAACTAAAAAGGTTTATTTTTTTTTCTAAGTTAGATATTGGATAATACACCCCTCCCCAATGTCCAAGTCGTAAAAAGAAAAGATAAAAGTCTTCTAGGCCCCCCCGGGGCCCTGTTTTATGAATAAGTAAAGTTAGTG